TTAAACAACTTAAATAAATAGACCTATAATATAACATAATGACAAGTTCTTTGGGTGTAATCGGATTGGGTTCTATCGGAAAAAATCTCGCACTTAACATTCAAGAGAAGCAGAAATTGCACGTGTATAACAAGACACACTCTAAGGTTATCGCATTGGAAGAACAATCTGAGAACGTGTTTGGACATGAGTCCATCGTTGAAATGGTCGATGCTATGAAATGGCCGCGTGTTATCTTTACAGCTCTTCCTCACGGGGATGCGACAGATGATACTGTTAAAATTTTACTCAAACATTTGAGACCTAATGATACAATCATAGATTGTTCAAACGAATTCTATAGGGTCTCTAGAACCCGTGGGTCTAAATGTAAGGTTCGGATGATAAATTATTTAGGGACTGGACTTTCTGGTGGTACCGTCGGCGCTCGTGAAGGTCCAGCTTTCATGATAGGCGGAACTAGGCATGCATACGAGATGACTAAGCCCATCCTTACAAAGATATCTAACAGACATACNTACATGGGCGAAGATTTTGGTGTTGGTCATTTTACAAAGATGGTTCATAACGGTGTGGAATACGGAATGTTACAAGCTGTAGCAGATTTATATTCCTATTGCGGTCATGATGATACACGTATGAAAGCTAGTCTAGAAAGGGCTATCGGTACAGATATGGATGGGTATATTGTGCGATCAGCTTTGAAAGTACTCGAGCAATACGAGATGGATAAGATTTCTGATGTCGCAGAAATGAATAATACTGGGTTGTGGTGTTCTCAAGCTGGTTTTGAATATGAAATTCCTACACCGGTTATTAATTCAGCTGTTAATACTAGAATTACGAGTAGATACGTGAAGTCTATTCAGACCAAGCAACATGCGACTTCTGCCTTTGCACCCATTTGTGGAATGAATACACTGCGATTTACATTCGCTGCTTCTCTTTTAGAGGGGTTTGATCTCATGAAAACACGTAATACTCATAAACAGAGCGTGGTTAATGCGTGGTCCAGTGGTACCATCATCGAATGCCCTCTTATCGCGGAAGACCTATACGATATTATGGATAAACATATTCTAGATGCGCGAATTTTTGTGTTACATTGTATGACCGCGGGTGTGCCGTGTCCAGCTGTGCAGGCGGCTGTTATTCAATACGACTTTATACATCAACAGAAAACTTCAATGTCATTTATTATGGCGCAACGCAATTTGTTTGGACAGCATACACTTATTGAAGTATAAAAAATAAACACATTTTTAAAGTATGATTAAGAAATTGATTGACATGTTGTTAAAAGTAGAAAAACCCGTACTAGGCCGGTGGTCACTTAAAAATTGTAGTGAGATGTCGGCATCCATAAATTCTGTGTATCAGAATAGAGATCACTGTGGAGATACGATATGCAAAACACCAAAACGAGCTTCGGAATATCCTTCCACTCCTAACAATATAAAAGATAAACGATAAGTAAGAATATGCTCGAGATTTACACAGATGGAAGCTGCCTCGGAAACCCGGGACCCGGGGGGTGGGGCGTCATTTCGCGAGATTTTAAACTAACCGGTGGATCTCGAGAAACTACTAATAATATTATGGAAATGACAGCGATAATAAGAGGGTTGGAACACATTAAAAAATGTGGTATTAACGAAGTGCGTATTTTTACGGATAGCAATTATACGAAAAATGGAATCACTTCGTGGATAAAAAATTGGAAGCGTAACGGATGGCGCACTGCATCTGGGTCCGCGGTAAAAAATAAAGAACTATGGAAAACTCTCGATACACTTGTTCAGTCTATAAAAATTGTAGAATGGCGCTGGGTAAAAGCTCATAACGGAAACGTGCAAAATGAACTTGTCGATAAATTGGCGCGTTCAACTGCCTATGAATTTCAGAATAATCTGAACATACCATAGGCACAGGCCGTTATGTCTGATAAAATTTCACTGGATGAACAGGTAAACTGTTTATGGTGTGAAAAACAAGAAAAATTACTAATACGCTGGGCAGAAAAGGCCGCCGGGTATAGGTGGCTTCATAACCACTCTCGTCTATTTTTTAAGAAACAAAATGACTGGTTAGCATACCCTTCGATTGTAATTGCATCGATAACAGGTGTCGGTGGTTTTGCAGTGTTAAATCCAAGTGGTAACGCTAATACAAGTAACGATACCAGAACGCGTATTATGATCATCCAATATTTCTTTGCTTTTTTGAATGTTTTGGCGGGGATTTTGACGAGTATATCCAAATTTAGTCAGAGTTTAAGTCTTTCAGAAGGGCACTCTGCTATGTGTGTACAATGGTCCAAATTCTATAGAAATATTGATATGGAACTGTCATTAGATGTAAGGCATAGGGCAAATGTCGTAGAATTTGTAATGAAGTGCAGGGAAGATTATGATCGACTGCTAGATGAAGCACCTGACATCCCCGCAGTTTCTATACAGGCATTCCAAGTTCAGTTTCCCAATAAACCCAATAAACCAGATGTGTGCAATGGACTCAGTATCGTTGTGAACGATGAAACAAATTCTGTTATCGCTTCAAAACGAGCTGTTAATAGATGGTTAGGAGCTTTTTCAAATATAAACAAAAGGAAAAGTAAAGACGTGTCGTATCAAGGCGATGAGCTTAACAGGTTAGACTCTGTATGATCTCATTGGTCTTGTCGTACATCTTCTCGTGGTACCTGCTGGTAAACCCTTTCTTCAATCGTCCGTTTTCGATCACGTTCGATTTAAGAGAGTCCCATAATTCGAGTCGCTTCTCAAGAAACTCTTTGAACCTTTCGGGGTCGCTAGTAGATTTATAATGAATCTTTTCACTATTCATAGCCTTTTCAATTGCACTTTTTTTCTGTTCGTTATAAATTTTCACGCGTTCGTTGTATGGTACCGACACGAATATAACCTCTTGTTTCTTACTCATTTGTATTTATTTAGTAGATGTTCTTTATGTATGATTAAATTGCATGGGTTCGAGGGTGAGAGTTTCTCCCGATGTTGTGTCCATGAAAATCCACGCGAATACACCATGTATGACCCACGAAATGCCTAGCATGACCTTTAAAGCCTGTGCCTCTCGTGAAACCTGTATGGTATCATTCAAAACTAGTCTGTGTTCGTCTTCAATTTCATGCCATTCTTCACGAAGATCGTGAAGCTGATTAATGAGGTCTGTAATTTCTTGATCCATAGTTTAATATGACGTCTATTCTTTATACACGAACTCCTGTGTGTGGTCTACAGATAAACGTACCTATCAAAGTAAGTCCTAATAGACCCAGACCCAGTATACCTGTTTGTATGTTATTATCATATCATATTAAAAAATCGCGAAGTGGTTTTGTGAATCTGGGCTGAAAGTGTATTCCGGTTTCTTTGGTTTCGACTCTTCCCGACGCGCCCATTCTTTCCTGACATCTACAGGTGTTGTGTATATATCCATCTTCTCTATGGGTATAGACGGATAATCATATTTGTCGGGTGGATCACGTAAGGCATGACCACCTAGTATAAATAATATCCAAAGTATGATCGATATCCAGATGTATACCGACATTTAATATATACACGAAAAGAAATCTCAAAATTTTCTTCGCTCATAGTAATGAAGGTAACACTCAGAAAGAGTCCAAATCCTGAAAAAAAATACAGAGCCACTTTCGAGGATGGTTCGCATGTGGATTTCGGTGGCGCGGGGTACTCGGATTACACTATTCACAAGGATCCATCGCGTATGAAGAGATATCTCGCACGGCATGGACGTATGGGTGAAACATGGACTAAATCCGGTTTAAAAACTGCTGGATTTTGGTCTAGATGGTTACTGTGGTCAAAACCTAGTATGCCTGGAGCTAAGCGACTGATGTCCTCGCGTTTCGGTTTGCGATTTGTCTAAGACCACGGCGGTTCAGGTTCTTCTTAAGTTGTGATATAAGATTCGGGGGCATTGCGGGACCACGTGCTACCGCGCGCGCCATAATAGGACGCCTCATAGGTGGAGGTGGAGGGGGAGGAGGTGGAGCCCGTCTCATCATAGGACTTGATTTTTTTGTAGCGCATGTACACCTATTCTTAACGAGTTGTTTGCATGTGCGCATAGTAGCGGCAGCTTGAGTTACGCGATTTTTCATTGCAGCTAAATTGCGTAAGTTAATCTCCTTTCGTAAAGCCTCGTTGGTCTTTTTTACACGTTTACCTTGGCTGTCTCGAGTTAAACGAATACCTTTTCCGCGAGCTTTTGTTCTTATGTCAACCATTTCTATA